TAGCTCGTTCAGACTCAATCTTCATTTGTGAGAATATCTTACGAGTTTCAAATTGAGCTTGTAAACCTTCAAACGGAATACCTTTTTGTTGTAGGTATGTATGCCAACCAAGAACACCTAATCCAAGTGCTCTTCCTTTTTCTGCAGAACGAACAGAGTTTTCAAATCCTCTAAGTCCTTTTGCTCTTTGAATAAATTCATCAAGTACTCCGTCTAGAAAAACAGTAGCAGTGTATATTAAATCAGTGTCTCGCCACTCATCATATTTTGCAAGGTTAAGAGAACTTAAACAGCAAACGAATGAGTGCGATTCATCTGTATGGAGTACAATTTCAGAGCAGATGTTAGTCATATAAACTTTTAACCCGTTCTTTTTGTATGCCTCAGGATTTTGATTATTTACATTTCCTTTATACATAATATAAGGCTCACCAGTTGCTTTACGCTTTTGTAACAGTTTACCCCATTTTCTGCGAGCTTCAGGATCGCCGTCTTGAAGTTTTCTCATGAACTTGTTACCAATGATAGCACATTGGTGTAGGTTAAGCGATTGCCTGTTAACATCACCTTTAGGTTCTCTGATTTCTAACCAATCTTCAAAATCTTTATGCTCAATGTTCATGTTTACAGAAGCAGCGCCTCTACGAACAGATCCTTGGTTAGTTGCAAGAATTGTAGAATCGTATATTTTACAAAATGGAACTACCCCGTCGGATGTGCCATTACCTGTAATCTTTGCACCAGCAGGACGGATTTGATTAATACCAATTCCTACTCCACCCCCATGTTTAGCCAACAACATAAGTTCCAAATTCTTAGAACCAATTTCATAGATGCTATCACCTACATCAATACCGAAACATGAGATTGGCAAACCTCTGTCAGTTCCTGTGTTTGAGAGCACTGGAGTTGCTAAACACAGCCAACCTTTATAGATGTAATCAAAAAACTTTGATGCCATCTGCGGTTTACCTAATCTTTGTGCAATTTTAGTAGATACTCTCCAGTAAGCATCTTTTGGCTTTTCACCAGGTAATAAATACCCCTTAGATATGGTTTTTAAATAAATTTCAGTGTGTCCCCACACTGGATAATCAACACCAATTTCCCATCCTAGTCCATCAGCAATTTCGTCTACTATACTTTTAGCCATTATTTTTATTTACATGTTATTTTTTACCAAAGTCCGTCATTCCAATCTTCACCTTCATTTGCTTTACTGTAATCAGTTGGTCTTATTGCAAAGAAGTCAGTGTGGGTAGTTCCACCAGTTAGGTGGTAGAACCAATCAAGGTTTCCTGCTTTCTTTTTGTTGTATTCAAAATACTTGTCTCCACCTGGCATTGCATTATAACCAAGCTCGGCAAGTTTTTCATTTGCTCGTTGTTTAACAAATTCTTTAAGATCAGACGCTTTTAAGTTTTCAAGATCACCCATTTCAAACATTTTATCAATAAAGTTACTTTCTAATTTTACAATTAGCTCAGCTGCTTCAACTATTGAATCAGTACATTGTTCAAGTAGCTCTGGGTACTCTTCACACATATGACGGAATAATTGGCAACCCATTTTAGAGTGAAGAGACTCATCTCTTACTGACCATTTCATTTGCTGGCCAATTCCTTTTAACAAGTTTCTCATTTGAAAACTATACAAAACTGCAAAAGACGAGTAGAGAGAAACTCCTTCAGAGAAAGCTGAAAAAATTGCTAAAGATCGCCCAACTTCAATTCTTGCTTGAGCATTTTTTTGTAAATCTTCAGGCGTCCAATCTGCAGTAGTGTAAGTAAGTAATTCAAACTTTTCTTTTGTTGCCGGTTCATGTAAGAATGCAGTAAAATCTTCTAATCCAAGAGTTTCATTAAGGTACGAATATGCAACAGCATGTACAGTTTCGTTTGCGCCAAATGCCATAGCCATTTGCTGAATCTCATGTTTTGGAAACCATTTGGTAACCATATTAGTCCAGTAGTCAGATACTGCGCATTCTGTTTGAGCAAAACCTAATAAGATGTTTCCCACAAGATTCTTTTCAGATGGCGATAAATGTTCATTCCAATCTTTTATGTCTCCTTGCATTGAAATTTCAGTATGCAACCAATGTGCCTGCATAATTGGGAGCCAACCTTCTGTGTAATACATTGGGTATTCAAATGGCTTATAAGGCACTCGTTCTGTAAACAGTTTACTCATAATGTCTTTCTTAGATTTTTATTTTATATATTTCTTAAGCTGTTCAATCTCTTCTTCAATTTCCATGTATGCTCTTTTAGAAACCTTTCTTTTTCCGTAATAATCTGCAAGAATTGTACGGAAAACTGAATCTTCATCTTTTCTAAAAAGAGCGCCTGAAGAAGTTTTTGTATATTTTTCAGCATCATATTCTTCACCAGGAATTACATTCTTAACATAAGATTCTGGAGAGATATTCCATTGCCTCATGATAGAAGGATATAGCGAAGCAAAGTCAAATGAAGCTACCCATTCATATAACCCTGTTTTTGGATCCACAACGAATGCACCTTCATAAGCCTCGCGTTTCTTTGTAATTCTTTCGGTTCTTGGAAATACTCGACCTCGGTTATAGTTTTCTCGAGTCATTGCCGCTTCCGCCATCCAAATTGGTGAATATGCGCGGTTTGCCTCAACTCGTGTAATGTTTCCTAATGTTAAAAATGTTGATAATGTGTTTAACTTTTCGTCAATTAATTCTACAAGTTTGGTATCAACCGCATTATAGAAGATATAAGATTCAAAATCATTTTCATATAATTCCTTTAAGGTACCGCTATACTTTACTTTCTGAATACCCAATGCAGCTTTTGCCACAAAGTCCAATGTATTGTTTTCTTTTACATCAATTACTCTATCCCATTTCTTGTAGATATCCAAATAATCGACTACCAAACGGTGCAACGGTAATTGTTGATCACCTACAAGTTTATGCGAAGGTGAACATGGAGACGGATCAATGTTTAATCTTTTACATCGATTAATTAAGTAAACCCAGTCATAACCAATAACATTCCAGCCCGTAATTAGAGGCATCTTTTGAATAGCTTTATAGAAGAAAGAAACCAACATATCATATTCAGTTTCAAACTTTAAATAGTTATACTCAATTTCTTTTGTGAAGTAATCTTTAAAGTGCTCTTGGATTCTTTTCTTAATGTTAAGAATCTGTTTTGCAGTTAAAGGATTAACACCCAATGTTACAATCTTGTTTCCATTACAGAAAGTAATTGCTGTTACTGGTGTTTTTGCCGTTTCAGGTTTAGGCCACTCATCACCTACATAGGTTTCAATATCAAGAAACCATTTCTTTGGATTATGTGCGGTAAACTTATCAGTAATGCTTGAATCCAAACCAAGAAGAAATTCCTCAATTCTCCATTTACTTAAATACCTTGCTCGTTTTTTCTTAACAGGTTTACCATCCCACGATAGAACACCTGGGTGGGCTTTTTCTCCAGGTTGGACGTATTCCCACTCAAACATTTGATCTGACGGAATATCGATTTTATCTATTGCAACTTCACCAGCTTCATTAAAATAAGATATTTTTAATGAGCCATCATACTGTTCTATGTCAATCATTTATTTTATGATTTTAATTTATATACAAAGGGATAACTTAGATTTTAACAGATTAGTAACCATTTTTCTGTCGAGCGCGATTTTCCTCATTCTTGGACATATACATATTATACATTTCCTGAGGAGTCATACCAATAGAAGCGGCATAGTTCATAAAGAAATGAAGCATGTCAATAATCTCAAATTTACATTCAAGTTGATCATCTTCAGATAGATCAGAGAATTTCATCTCCGCGTATTTCGAATAGTCTTTTTTCCAACGTTTCCAAATTGCTGAGCCACCGTTAGAGATACCGCCAAGAGCGTCGGTTGCCTCATTCATTTCATCAATTAATGCATGATTATTCATAAGCCAAAAATTACATACATCACGCAGTGACATGTTGGTAAAATCATAATTATAAACTGTCTTTTGAGTTTCGGCTTGTAAATTTAAGATATCGCCTAAAGTATCTGTGCTTTCTGAATACAAATCAGGTATTTGTAAACTTGCGCATGAATTGTCTGTGTTTGCCATTTTTAGTTGTTTTTTAGTTGTTTATTAATTTATATTCTGTGTTTGTTTTTAATTTTCTTTGTATAGTAGACCTACTAATTTTCAATTCTCGTGACGCTTCAATAATACTTCCGTAAATCTTACCGTTAATTTCAATTTTTTTAGCAGCAGGATTATTTTCACCCATTCTATCAATAGACATTTGTTTTTTTCTAGCGTCAGTCTTTGACGGGTTGTTATTAATAAAAACATTATTAATTAACCAGGTTTCTTTAGTATTGGCATCAGACCATCTTTCTTTTAATGAGATTTTTCTTTTATTCTTAGTTTCGTCCGTTTGTTTTATTCCAATATGTGAATACTTTAATTTTGCTTTTATTATTTTGGTTTTTTCAATACCATGAATCTCTTCATATGTTTTACCTCTTATATAGTTTGTTTCTATTGCTGAATCTGACATTTTTTTCTTTATTAATTCTTTATTAGGATTATGTGTTATAGTATCACCGCCTTCAGCTGAATCTTTAATATTATATGTATTATGTAATGAACTTACTTTATAAAGTTTAAGAAATCTATCCTCAAACATAAACGCGTCTTCACGCGTGGTAAACTCTTTTAATATGGTCATTGTGAAATTTTCTTTACCGTGCTTTATAATAGCATTATGTAAAGCAACACCTGAGCCAAAATAGTTTTTCTTTGACCCAGAACCATAATAAGTCTTATTGTTAATAATGTTTGTTATGATATAAAAATAGCTTTTCATAGTTTTATTTTATATATCAATTTGATTAATCATACTATGGTTAACGATTAGTCCATAATTTGACGGAGAGACATATTCTCAAAGTCATAACCATAAACTGTCTTTTGTGTTTCTGCTTGTAAGTTTAGAATATCACCTAAAGTATCATTTGCAATATCATTAGGTGCTTCCATTAATTGGGAGTGTAAATCTTTAATTTCTAGTTGAGAACATTTGTTGTCTGTGTTTGCCATGTATAATAGTATTTAATTGTTATATTCACGGTAAGTACTCTAGTTCTTTTTGAAAAAATTATTTACGATTTTAAGAACTATATTCAAACTGTGAATAAAACTAATACTCAAAGAAGGAAAGTAGACTTCAATTTAAGTAGTTACATGAATCTTAAAAGTCTAAGAAAGACTTAATGCAGAACCTCATTCCAAGATTAGTAATCTTTAGATTAAGAGCTATAATTAACAGGGTTTCAGTACAAACATTAACACCTATTTTAATCAAACGGTTGTAATTAACTAAAAGAACATCATACATTCTGATTTGTGATTTAGGTTAACCGCACCAGCAATCATTAGTATTAATATTCTTAGATGCCATACATTATTTTGATTTGTGAATAGTAGCAAGTATGCCAGATATGTATGATGCTGCTGAACGAATTTCTTCTATTTCATCTTCGGTAAATGAGCGAGCTTCTTTAACAAATTCAACACCAAGTGATCCGTGAAATTTACCACTTGGAGTTTTTAAGCAAATTAAGAAAAGTGACTTACAACCCGTTTCTCTTGATGTATTGCGTAGACCGTACGATGTATGTTCAATATCTTCCATGTCAGCAACTACAAGTTCGTTGTTCTCATAAATTTCTTTTAAGGAACTACTAAAAAAACTTGTTGGTGTATTTTGAAATTGCTGCTGAATTAAAGAAGTACCTGGACTAACAACTTCATAAAAGATACTAAATTTTTTAATAGACATTCCTGAAGAATAAAAGTGACCACCGTTATGAAATTGCGTAACCCAAATTCTGTCAGCGCAAATTTTTTCTTGTAACACTTTTAACTGTTCATTAATAGTATTATCAGCATCCATTTCAAAAACCAAAGGATCTTCTTCTTCTTCTTCTGATTTTCTTATCTTGCTTTTTACTATTTCTAGAATACTTGGTCCAATGACCGCTGTAATCAAAGCAACCACAATAGTCACTAACATTGATATGTCCATTTTTTACTTAATGTTATTTAACAAAGTTTTCCTTGACCTTTATATGCTTTTGGCTTCTGATCTTTTGAACCAAACTTTTTTCTTGCCTTACCACGTTTTTTTGCCTTTGGTTTAAAAACGCTAGAGCCTAAGGCTGACCCTCCTTTTTTTGTTGCTTTTGCCACTTTTGCCTTGTCATTTTTTTGAATTGCTCATAGCTGATAATTCCAACGTTTTCTTTGTCATCGTCATCGTCATCGTCAAAAGTATCGCCTGAACCTAGTTTACCAATCCCAGGAAGATCAACATTGCCCATACCGTTGGTATTGGTAGGAGTTGCCTGTGGGGCAGAATAAGATGAAGGAGCAGATGCTTCACCGTCTTCGGTTAACTTATCGGTTTTTCGCTTTTTAGGCTTTTTACCGGATTCAATAAATTCAATAAATGATTGGATTAATCTGTCTGTGTGATCTTTTATATTACTTCCATAAGATACAGCGCCCTGTGCTTGTTGCGTATACCACTTGTGTCCAGCTGAAACTCCAGGTAGCCATTCATTAACTTCACCTTCTTCAACGTGGTCAGGTAAATCTTCATGTTTAGTTTCCGCAAAATCTTTTAGTTGTTGTAGAGTCATGCTGTCAGCAAGATCTTTAACTTCCTGACTTGCATCAGCGGTATCCATATCACCTTTCTTTAAGGCGTATGCCATACCCATTAATCTCTGTTGCGCTTTTGATACTGATGGCATGTTATATCTTATTTAATTGCTGTATTGCATTATGTACTCTTTCACCAAGTTTAGATAACTTATAGGTCTTAACACCGTTCTTTTCAGTTACCTTAAAATAGTGAGGGTTCTTATTTAACCACTTTCTTGAAGTAGTACCACCGGTTTCTTCATTCATACCTTTAAAAAACTCAAAAAGATCTTTTTGAGATACTTCTCCATTTTCTTTAACAAATGCCAAAACTTTTTCACGAATAGGACCATGAGAAGATACATACTTAGCAGGATGAAGCGCAGTGTATTGTCTTTTCACTGATACCTTAGCCTCATTTAAGAAATCCTCAAAGTTATTTACATGGTTATTCATAATCTATATATTACTTGAAGGTGTACTTGTCGAATGAACTTTTAATATCTTTCCAATAAGGGTGTACACATGATGGGGTTAAATTACAGAAATCTTTATACACATCATTTTCCAAAGAGCCTAATAGCGCTTTGCGACGTAAATCCTTAATAGAAGCAACTTTAATGCTTTTCATTAAACCACTAGGGTGAGAGTAAATTGCTTCAGTACCTTCAAGTTCTTTTTGTAAAGATGTTATATTAAATTCAGCATGAATTAACATCGGTTCATATTTAGGTCTCAACTTATTAATAATATGAGACAAGATTGGTCGATTAATTGTGTAGTAACCAGCAAACAAATCATCATTTTCTGTAACAAATCTTGCAAGTATTTTTTCTATATTATTGGTATCAGCCCCAAAGTAACGATTGCGTAAATCTTCACTGTGAATAAGAACACATTTATGTTTATTTGCCGAGTATAGTCTTTCAGCCTCTTCTTTAATACGATTTGTTAATAAACCGCCGTTAATGACTAATACATTAATAGGTTCTTTACCAACTTCAATTTTTCTTTCAGGGTCAAAGAATTTACTCAACAGATGAACTGCTTTAACATAATCAGGTTCACCTTTTTTAGGTGCTTCTTCTTTTTCTTCTTTTTCTTCTTTAATAATAGTGGTAAATTCAAGAAAACTATAATCGTCTCCGATTGCTTTATCAATTTCTTCAATCTTAGAGTTAAATCTAT